CTTTTCAAATTCAGATCCGTAAACTTTACAAGAACTATAGACATCTAATTTTATGTTAGGGTTTTCAATTTCTTGCATCGCACGTAATAAAACATTTAAACCTCTCCAAGGAGTGCAGTGGTGTATTAATTTTATTGGACCTCCTCTTTTGTATTTCTTTCTTATCGGAAAATTATCTATACCATTTTTTATTACTACAGATTTTTCTGTTGGGATATCAAAAGCATATCTAAATTTTTCATAGTTCCAATGACTATTGAATACATACCAATCATACTCTTTATGTCTCTCTTTATCTCCAAAAAATTTTTGTAGGTTAGGTTGATCCCAAGAATTTTTTTGCCATAAAATATTTAATTTATTTGGATCTATTGGAACTTTACCTGGTATTGATGTGCAAATTTGTACTTGATCTAGTAGTTCTTTGGAAACATGCTTATGGAGCATCTCCATTTGGATTTCTGTTGCTCCTCGAGGTTGCATTATTCTTTTGTGGCAGCTCCCATAGTAACTTTAGTAACTTTGATTTCAAGGTCTTGTCTAAAGTCATCCACAGTAGTATCAGTATTGGGATCAGCAACATCAGCATCAAAATCATCTTTACTAGCATATACTTTACCAGTCCTTTTATGTTTTACAATTTCTTTTGCTTCAGCTGGTAATTTTATTATATCACTCATTTTTGTCTCCGTCCTTGTCTATTGTATTTTTTATTGTGTTGCAACTTCTTTTTTTTGTTTGGGCTCTTCACATGTTTTCTAGGTCTTTTCCTAGGTTTATCTCTTTGAACAAAATCTTTAAATTTTCTAGCCATTTTCCTGTGAACGATCTATCAAAGCATAACTTACAATACCTGTGATCTCATTAGCTGCACCTGCTTGCATTGATAAAACATCACTTGCCTCTAAATTAAGAGAACCTTTTACCATATTTGCAGTTTTTTTGTTTAATTCTTCATATGAAATTTTTGTAGCTGATCCACCAGATTTAGTTACGATTGCATGTGTATCAACATTACTAGCAGTATCATGCACTGCTTGAATACTTTTTACAATAATGGTTGCATCACTAGGGCATGTTAGAACTGGTGTAACATTAGTAGTTGTTAAATCAAATGTTTCGCTTTTGTATCTTATTGTCATTGCATAAAGTAATTAAACGAATCTTGTTCGTTTTTCAAGTCTTGTTGGTATGAAGTATTTAATTGATTTTCAATAGTTGCAAGACCTTGGTTTATTTGTCTAAATCCTTCAACACTATATTCTTGTGGTGGTTCTGGTACATATACGTTTATTTTAGCCATGTAATGCTGCTCCTCTTTCCGAAGAATCGAACCCACCTTTAGATGAAGTACTTGGTGCACTTTGGTTTGCTCCACCAGGTCTATCATTTCTTCCCCTATCCCCTGTAGAAGAACCTTGATTATCTAATCTTTGTTGAATTTGTTGAATTTGATTTCTACGTTGATCTGATATTATTTGTTTTTGCATTCTTTTGTTTTCTAAATAATTTGATATTAATCCTGATCTACCAACTAAAGAGCTAATACCAACTAAAGGATTTATTGAAGTTCCTAACATAGTTGATCCTAAAGATTCTAATCCAATTTTTTCACCAATTTTATTTAAAGCAATATTTTTAAGTACGTTTCCACCTATTGTTTTAAAGTCTGGTAAATTCATACCTTCATCTACTAAAGGGGCTATACCTTGAGGTTGTAATTGTTCGCCTGGTACTAATAAATCGGGTTCCATTATCTTCTTCCATCTGGGTTTACATCAGCTCTGAAAGTTCCAAATCTCCATGTTTCATCAACTGCTGTGTTTTGTATTTTTAAATTTGCTAATCTTCCTCTAGCTCTTGTATCAATTTTACTTGTAGATGAGTTTATAGTAAAAGGTCCTAATTGTGAAGAAGTTCCAGAATCAATAGGAAAATTTTTTAAGAATATAGTCACTATTGCATTTCCTTGTAAATTTTTAAAATCAGGTAAAAACCTACTGACTCGTAACATAAATTGACCGTCCCCCTCTGTAGGTAAATCAAAATCACCTGATTGTATAAATGCAGGTATTGCTGTTTCAGTTCCGTTCAAAGCTATTTCATTAGTACCTATTTCATGTCCATAATAGGTAGAAGAACCAAAAGTATTTGTTGCACCGCTTAAATTTGAAATTGATGGCGTAGCATTCGAGTCATATTCTGTTGCGTAAGGTACATCATATGTGCTTGCATCAGCGTAAGAACTTCTTGCAAGAGACATTACTGACCATGTGTTTTCTACATAATTATAAACAACAGCTCTATTATTTTGTACAGCAGGATTACCTGAAGGAGTACCTGCAGGATAAAACCAAATTATTTCGTTAAATAATGAATTATGTGAACCATATATAATTTCATTTGATGAATAGTTTATTCCTATATTTGATCCGGTGGTCGTGAATACAAAGTCTTCAACAAGTGAAGGAAGTAATTTAACGGTACCATCAAATACAAAAAAACCACCACCAGCTCCCATCCAAAATACTTTACCATCTGCATATACAGTTGCGTGCTGACCAATACATCCACAGTTTGAACCCACTTGTCTAATTGAGAAAGTAAATGGTGGTCCTACAAACTGCATAGTATATGCTGCTTGATCAGTTAAAATCAAATTGTAGTCTTTACCAGATACCGCTGCTACGATTTTGTTTCCGGTATCCAGTCTAAATGTTCCAGCTGTGTTTACTGAAGTTGGCTGATAAACGCTAAAGTTTTCTTGATCGCTAAATCTAATAAACATAGGATCTTGTGTGGTAGAATCTCCAATAGTTGTTTCAGTTCCAAAATGAACAACGTGTCTATCCCTATCTGAAGTTATTGTTAACCTTGATGCTGTCGGAGCACCTGTCATTATTACTGCTCTTTGTTCCAATGGATTTGAAACACCTGGATTCCAAACAAATGTTTTACCGTCTTTTACTGTTGCTATTAATTGTTGTCCAAAATTATCTAAAGACCATGTACCAGGATCAAGTATTACTGAAGAACTGGTTGTAGCAGATCCCCAAGTTCCCCTACTCCATGTGCCTGTTCCCCAACCATAACCATATGTTTGTATCGTTGGGCCTATTTCTTCATAAGCATTAATGCTTGCAGATCCTGCTGCAGTCATACCTGAACCAGATTCATTTGTTTGCATTTGAATTGTAAAAGTGTTTGCATTTGGTACAGTTAGAACTTCATAGGTTAAATCTTGAAAATTAGCTACGGTAAAACCTGTGGCACCACCACCTGGTAAAGTAACCGAAGTAAATGTTACATACTCTCCAACATCTAAAGCATGACTTGTTTTATTTACTGTTACTGTATTAGATCCATTTGTTGAAGTAAAAGTTGCTCCTGTTATAGCTGTTGCTAAAGGTGTCACATCATAAAATTTATCTTCAAAATAAATATACAAAGCTTTAGAAGTGCCAAGTGCAGCATATTTATTTCCTTCTAAATCTGTCCAAGTATGTTGAGCACGTGTTGGTCCTGAGATAGTTTCTTGACCGATAGCTGTAAAGCCACCAATTTTTTCTGGTTGACCATATCTGAATCTTACAAAGTCACCATCTATCCATTGACCTTCTGCTCCAGAAGGAGTATCTGCTTTATTTATTCCTGGTCGAATAGTTACGTTTGTTAAAGGCATAAGCCATTTTACATCATTTTAGAGCTTCATCCAAGTCGCAGGGGAGGGTATATTATGTTCAGATTTAATACCTTCTTTCATAGTCAACATTATATCTCCTGATATTGAAATCCTTGGTATATCTTTTGTATTCTTACCAGTCTCATGAAACATCATGGATGGAAATATAATTACATTACCTGTTTCTGCAGGATACTCTGCTTTACCATAATTATTTTGATCCCACTCTGTGAAGTATGGATCTCTTTTTGGTATGGTTAATCCTACCTTATGAGCGTCATCATCAAGCAAAAATAAATTACCTTGTTCATGAGCTTGTGGGTAATAAACAAAACTAAAGTGACTACTCATGTGCCTGTGGTAAGCAATGTGTTGTTCTTTGTTAGATAAGGTAGCCCAAGACTTTGTGATATATATTTCAAACAAATTCAAATTATATTTTTGTGCAGATAAACAACCTTGTATTACTTTAGATAACTCAGTATATAATTTTTTAAATCTTTTATCTTTGTGTAGATTATCATCAATAGATTGTAATTCTTTTGGCTTTACATCCGTGGTTCGTGAGTATTGAGAATTAGTCGGAGTAATATCTCTAAGTATTATAGGTACAATTTTTTTATTAATATCCTCAAAGTTTTCTAACTTTGTAATGTATATAGGATATCCAAACCATTTAGATATGTTAGCCATTAAGTTTACCTTGAGAA